TGCAATCACCTACAGATGCGTATACAGTTAGTATTTCTCCTTCTGAAATTACGTTTACATCCCCACCCCCATCAGGTTCTAAGATTGTTATAGTAACAGCGGCTAGTGCTGCGACCGCAACATCCGTAGATAACGTAACGATTGGTCTTACAAGCAACAACAGAGCGCAGATTATAGACGGATCAATTACAAACGCTAAATTAGCGGGAAGCATTACTCAGGACAAACTAGCTGGACTTAGTATTACCAATGCAGAGTTAGCAGGAAGCATCACCCAAGATAAACTTGATGGACTTAGTATTACCAATGCAGAGTTAGCAGGAAGTATAACAGAAGACAAACTATCTGGAAGCATTCCTCAAAGTAAATTATCGCTCGACCTTATAGACGATGATACTTTTACAACAGGAGTGTCGGCAACTTCATTAGCTAGCTCTGAAAGCATTAAGGCTTACGTAGATAATAATGGTAGTTCTTTTACACCTAGTACTTATGCTGGTGGAAAAAGCGTAACCTTTCCAAATGGTTTTATTATGAAATTTGGAACAGTCAACATTACCAGCGCAAGCGCAACTTACACCCGTGAATTTAAAGATTCCGATGGTAACCTCGATCCTTTTCCAACTGCTTGCGTTCATTTGTCAGGAAGCAGAGATGGAGCTGAGTCATATGGCAACCTATCAGTTATTTCAAAAACAAAAAACGGATGGACGGGCAATGTTTACACAAGTCAAACAGGACAATACAGCTACATTGCATTTGGATATTAATGCCTTTTATAAACCCTAACTCAACTTATTATGTCGATTACAAAAACCAATACTCGTATGCTGGAGGGAACTCTGGGCGTAGATAAACTCTCTGCAACTGGTACAAAGGACGCTACTACGTTCCTCAGAGGCGATAACACATTTGCTGCACCTGCCGCTGCTGGTAACAGTCCTACATTTGCTGTTCAAAAACAAAGCAGTGATTATCAAACTTCCGTTACAGACGATGTTTATACTAAAGTCACTTACACAGACGTAATTTCAGATGTAGATAGTTGTTACAGTTCAAACGAATTTGAAGCACCCTCAGCGGGTCTTTATTATTTCTATGCGAACGTCACGCTGCTAGGTGACGGAAGTACATCTTCATTAGCCTACGTCACTTTGTTTTATAAAAATGGTAGTGCTTTAGATAACTATAGGTCAGTTTATCAGGATGATAATCCTGAATCCGCACAGGCTCAAATCCCTATAATGGGTGTAATTTCATTAGCCCAAGGCGACAAAGTTTGTGTTTATGCTAAATGTAACACAAGTGCTGGCGTGGTGCAGTTTAAAGATGGCGCATTTGGAGGGTTCAAGCTCGCATAATATCATGAACAACGATAGCCACCTTACACCCGCTGTAGCCATCGCTGGGCTACTAGGATCAATAACTCTAGAAGGCGTGAACACATTTGTTGCAATTATATTGGGACTTGTTTCACTTGCTTATGTCAGTGTTAAACTATGGAAGGAGATTAAGAATGGCAGGAAATAAAGAACTACTAGACGAGCTGATGGCTCTTACAATCGAAGAGCTACTGACCGTCATCAAAGCTGGAGAAGCAAACCCAGCAATCCTCAATGTAGCTAGGCAGCTACTCAAAGACAATCAAGTCACTGCCTCCGTCAAGGAAGACAACGCCATGCAGAACTTAGTAGAGGTGTTGCCGTTCCGAGAAGATGATGAGCCAATCGCAGCCACAAATACCTAACGAACTCAAAGACTTTAGAAACTTCCTGTATTTCATTTGGCACTCGCTAGAACAGATCAAGCGTGACCCAACAGAGATACAATACGATATAGCTGACTTCATGCAGCATGGTCCAAAGAGGGCTGTGGTGCAGGGCTTTCGAGGAGTAGGCAAGTCTTGGATTTGTTCTGCGTTCGTAGTACACCAGCTGTTCCTAGACCCAACTAAGAATATCCTTGTTGTCTCTGCATCGAAGACACGTTCTGATGACTTCTCTACGTTCACGCTGAGACTGATTCATGACATACCTATTCTGAGTTTCTTGAAGCCTAATGCTGACCAGAGATTCTCTAAGGTATCGTTTGACGTAGGACCTTCAGGAGCCTCTCACGCACCCAGTGTTAAGAGTTTGGGAATAACTTCCCAGCTGACGGGTTCTCGTGCTGACATCATCATTGCAGATGACGTTGAGGTAGCTAATAACTCTGCTACACAGCAGATGAGAGACAAGCTATCGGAACAGATCAAAGAGTTCGATGCTATCATTAAGCCACACGAGGAGGCGCGTATTATTGTGCTAGGCACCCCACAGTGTGAGGACAGCCTTTACAGCAAACTACAAGAAAGAGGGTTCACGTCCAAGGTCTGGTCCGCTGAGAAGGTAGACCCTAAGAAGGCAATGAACACCTACGGAGACACACTGTCTACCTTGTGTATAGATGAAGATACCCAAGGCGATTCTGCCGAACCTACGCGCTTTACAGACTTTGCTGTGCAAGAGCGAAAGATTTCTTACGGGGCGGCTGGTTATGCAATGCAGTTCATGCTCAACCCCAACCTTGCTGACCTTGACCGCTATCCTCTTAAGCTTGGCAACTTGGTTGTGCAAGACATTGACCAAGATGTTGCACCAGAGAAGCTAGTATGGGCGCAGACACCTGAGCTAGAGTGGGACAGACTACCCAACGTAGGACTCAGAGGTGACAGGTTCTACAGACCTATGAAGATTCTAGGTGACATGATACCTTACACTGGCTCTGTCATGTCCATCGACCCCTCTGGTAGAGGTAAGGATGAGACAGGCTACGCTGTAGTAAAGATGTGCAATGGCACCTTGTATGTTCCAGAAGCTGGAGGACTCAAGGGAGGTTACGAAGAACCTACCCTGCTAGAACTAGTCCGTATCGCTAAGAGGAACAAGGTAAACGCTGTCATTACGGAGAGTAACTTCGGTGACGGTATGTTCAACCAACTCATAACGCCCATATTTAGCCGAGAATACCCGTGCACTCTAGAAGAGGTACGGCACCATCAACAGAAGGAGAAACGGATCATAGACACCCTTGAGCCTCTCCTAGCAGCCCATAGGCTCGTCATAGCACCCTCCGTTATTGAGAACGACTACAAGACAGCACAAGGCTATCCAGCAGAACAACAGCTCAGGTACATGATGATGTACCAGTTGACTAGACTAACAAGACTAAGAGGAGCCTTAAGGAACGACGATAGACTAGATGCTCTTAGTATAGCTTGCAACTACTGGGTAGAACAGATGGCTCAAGATGCAGACATGAAGATTAAGGAACGAAGAGAAGATACAGCTAGCAAGGAGCTAAGTAAATTCATGGATACCTACTATAAGAGAACAAATAGACCAGAGTCCTCATGGATATAATATAATATATATAATATATAGGGTCTAATTCTTGACCAGTGGGAGACTAGGTCTCCTTCTCTAGTGCTAGCACCATCTCGTATTAGTATATAATAATTATAATAGCCACTTTAACCCTGTCAATACCTTATGTCGGATAATCCTTTAGAACAGATTCAAGCTATTGCAGGAGAACACTTTGAGAGTTACTTTATTGTAGTCGTTCACCCAGAGATGGAGATGGAATATGTCTATGATAACGCCTATACCGCCAGAGGATTGCTAGAAATGGCTAGGGATGAGATGGTAGAGACCACCTTTGAGATGGTAGATGCTGATGATATTGATTGGGACGGTGCTTGGAATGACGAAATAGATGACGAAGATAGTGAGTTTTAGCTTGCGCTTGGTCTAGAATAGTTCAATACTGGTCCCAGCATAATTTCAACGTGTGTGTGTTGTTATATGTGTACCCTCTCCTTGTGATGTTAAAGTCCTTGGAGGGGGTTTTTTGTTTTTGTTACAAATTTCTGAGAGGGTTTATATACGTGTGTGTTACCGCTAACCCCCCATGCTACCCTTTAGGGTAGAGTTTGGCACAGCTTTGGTCACATTCTAGTCCTAAGACTAGTGTTTATCAGCACTGCAACGGATTATAAATCCGATTAGCCTAGTCAAACACAGGAAGAACGCATGTTTGAAGAGAACCTCGACGATTCTGACGGCACACTCATCTGTTCTTAAACAGATGTTTTTTGTTTTCTCATACCTACACATGACGCGATCATGCGCTCGCCTCGTACGCAGTTCCGTTCTTTGACAAAGTTATGCGACGGCTCTCGTCTCAATCAAATCACATCATCACCATCATCATTATGCAAATGTTCAAATACTACGAAATCGTCGCTAACTGCGGCACCGCATTATACGGTTCTTATGACCGTTCCGAGGCTACCTACGAACTAGAGGCAATGCGAGACAGCTGGAAAGACGAAGGCTACCGAGGCATCAAGCTAAAGTGGAAAGCTACTAGCGAAGCACCAGATTCTGGCATCTACGGTAAGTCCTTCAAACCTACTCTGGCACCAAAGCCAGCACCGAAGGTCAGTCCTAAGGTCGCTAGTATCCAGCGTCAACTCGGTGCTTCTCTGTTACCTTGGTAACAATCGCCCATCTAATAATCACATCTAATCCAATCACACACAATTATGGACAACGACATCAAATTCTTACTAGCTACGCTATTATTCACAATCGGAACTTGCTATGCAATGGTTCTTATCGAGTTCCTATAGCCTCGCCTCGTATACGCAGATCATCAAAGACAAAGTAAAGTGAGCGAACCTCGCTAAAATCCACACATCAAAATCCACACAATTATGACCACAGAAAAACGTTCAATAGCAAAGCTATCCGACCTCGAAATCAAACGCAATATCCACAGCTGGTTTGCCAAAGCTACCGACGATCACGTCATAGCTGGCAGAGCATGGTATGCTGAGGCACAGCAGTTCTGTAAAGAACTCGGCTTGAGGTATCGAGTCGATCCTTACATAGTAGCCAGCGTTCTCTCAGCTCTGTCACCGAATAACAAATGGGAACGCAACAAGTTCGACACTGTTAACTGCGTTAATGCTTTCAAGCAAGGCAGACCTCAAGAATCTGTCAGTGTCTGCACTTACAATGCTAACAAAGAAAAAGCATTTCGTATACTCTACGAGGGCAAGAAAATCACCGCTGAATCACCGAAGACTCATTCATTTGCAATGAACGTAGGCTTGCTCTCAAACGATCACATCACCATCGACAAGTGGCACATCAGAGCTTGCTTATGCACTCCAGAGGAGGGAATCGTGCCAACTGTAGACAGCGTCACAGCAAAGCAGTATCGTAGACTAGAGGCTCTAACCGTTGAGTGTGCAGCTGGTATGACTGGCTACGAGTATCAGGCTATCATATGGGTAGCAATCAAAGAATCATGGGGTCGATAACAAGGACGAAACCCAGCAATGGGTCTGGCGTTTACTACGTCACTGATGAGTCCATCAGCTACACTAACCAATACATAATCATGCCAATGCGAACTACAATTACACTCCGTAGACGAGAGGTCTATGGCAACGAGCTACACTACGTAGTAGACAGCGACCAAGCTCTAGCTCTTAGAGAGCTAACGGGACAGAAAACACTAACCCAGCAAAGTATCTCAGCCTTAAAAAGACTAGGCTACACAATCACATATACATACTAACATGATACGATACATCAAAAACCGCA